GAAAATAAAGGGGAAAACAATCAGAAATAATAGTTGATTGTAATTGATTAAAAAGTTCTTCTGGTAAAAAATTATCAATTATTTCCATTCTAAGGCCTCTGCCACAGTAGGAAACTGTTCCACAAAAACTTTTCTTACATTTTCCACCAAATCCATATGCTCTTTCTGAGTACCATGTGCAGAACGCAATTCAATATAATGTATCCATGACCGTATTGAACCTGTCATATACAATCTGGTAGGAGTAGCAAGAGGAAGTACGAACCTAGCACACTCCTTTGCTATGCCAGCACGAAGCATCTTCTTATACAAATCTATACCCTGATCAAAATGTTTTCGCATTTCAATCTCAAAATTTTGTTGTGTTATTGGATCTATATCATCAATACTATTCTGCCTATTCTTTAAATCTTGACGACGCAATTCAGGTAAGGGTATATCCTCTCTGATGTGAGAGACATCCTGATACCTTTGAGAAAACTCTTGGTATGTAAAAGATCTATGTCTTAATATCTGCGCAGCAAGTCCTCTAGTAGTATTAATTTCCACCGTCATGAATGCTTGCTCAAAAACACTCCAATGACCATGTTTAATACAATACTTTAAAAGACCAGCAAACTTTTCATTATCCTGATTCTGAGGGTTGCTTACTCTAGCAACATATGCTATATGCTTTTCAGCATCAGGTGTCACCGATACCAATTTGACTTGCTTCATCCTGTGTTCTCTTCAATAATTTACGAGCTTTTCTTTGTTGTTTCATCAGTCTAGCATATGCCTGTTCACCTGGAGTAAACTCCTCAGGATGCTTTATGATGTATTTGATTGCTTTTTTGGTCTTCATTCCTGTTAAAATACGCATTAAAGAAGGCAACTATTCCAAAAGATGTTTTGTTGCCTTGACTGATCCAAATATCGGCACACTCATAAATTTCTTTATTACTATAGCCGGCATTAATTAGATCAGCTCCTCCATATTTATTCAATAAAATTTTAAGACATTCTGCTCTTAATCTCAGATGATCATCTGTATACTTAGTCGGGGTATCCATCATCGTCGTCGTAGAGTTCATCATAATCTGGTGAAGGTGAAGAAAATGCAATGGAGTTTGTATATGCATCTACATCAGAATAGACTTCAGATTCCAAGCAATCAACAAGAGATTTGAGATTCCTTACAATAAGTTTAAGTTTTTCTCTATCCATGGCTTTATTTTTATTTAGTCCTGGACACTAAATTTTAACATAAAAAAAGGAGGGGATCAACCCCTCCTTAATCGAATCTGTAAGTCAGTAACTCACCTTGCACACACAACTTTTGATTCTGTATGCTTGATGCCACGATAGACAAGTTCGGAAACTTGCTTCTGGCAGGACTTTTTGTCCTCGGTGTTGTACTTAACACCTCTGTATGTTACTTGCATGATTTTACTCCTAAAGTAATTGGGTTTTTTAAGTCCGTTCCTTTAGTCGTTTGCGTCCCAACACCCTGCTTTTGTATTGGCCTTTATGACCTCAACCAATCCAACCTTATCTTCTTGAGGAAGTTTACTCTTCTCAGCAGAACTAATTAAAGTCTCTGCATCTGAGCAAGAAAGGACTGATGCTAAAAGGAAGGGGATCATGGGATGAACGCTCCGTTCCGCGACTTACTTGCGACCCTAATGGGTTGAACGATGTGTTAATAATAACACAGTTATTCTATATATACAAGAACAATTGTAACATGTGATACAATTTTTTACATCCATCTCATCCTTCTATTTTGTACGGACAGAGAAGAGCACCTGCCAACTCTCTAGCATGAACATTTTTCTCACATAGTTTATTCATCCAAATTCTTTCTTCCAAAGTAACTGGATTATCCGATACAATTCTACAACATATATCTGTAAGTTCTAATCTATACTTTGTGCTTAACATGTTCAATCGCCAGGGGTAAAATCTCATATTCTCTTTGCTGTATAACTTTAGTTAATGATTGAAGCGTATCATCAGGAAGAATGGGAACTTCTGATTGAAGAATTATCTCTCCTGAATCTAATTCTTCTGTCACATAATGGACAGTGCATCCAGTAACCTCATCACCACTATTTAAGGCCTGTTCTATAGCATGTAAACCTTTATACTTTGGAAGTAAAGAAGGATGAAGATTTATAATCTTATTAGGAAATGCTTGAATGAATGTAGGAGATATTATTCTCATCCATCCTGCAAGGACAATAAGATCTACTCTCCATGCTTGAAACAACTTAATAATCTGTTCTTCCTCTGCACTTTTAATATTAACATGAGGAATGCCTAACTTATCTGCTCTCTTGGCAGCACCACATTTCTTCTTGTTGTGTATCATCAACACAACTTCATCTTCTTTACAAGTCCTAACGATATTTTCAAAGTTTGTTCCGTTGCCAGAACACATAACGCCAAGTCTCATTATAAAGTCACCCTCACTTTAGATGGTTCTACGACTTCTACTTTAAAAGGTTTTTCAAGAAGACTTTTAATATTCATGTAAGCATAGGCAGTAAACACTTGAGGAACTATAAAAGCAATCATTGCTACAGTCCAAAAGACATAGTAATAATTTTCCTTTCTTTGTGTTCTCATCATTCAAGTGGTCTCCCATGCTTGTCAAGTAAACCGAGTTTTTTTATCTGACCAAAATTAGACTTTTGTTTCTTTTTAATCTTCTTATATTCCTTTAGAAGTTTCTCTACTTCAGCTTGGGATATATTAGCCTTCAACTCAGACCCTTTACCAAACCCTTCTCCCTTTTCAGTTATGTACTGATTGATTCCTTCTTGAATTTCATCCCTAATGATGTCGTTGATTTGATTTATTAAATCATCATCATTATTCTTAGACATTAGGACCTGTCACCCCACTTAATATCTGGAAAGGCTTTTTCCACAATAGATTTAGTCATCTTATACTTAGAATTCAATCTTTTATCCTTAACCAAACATATAATTTCTGCTTCACTGGGATGAAGACCTTCTAACATTTGAATAAACATACTCTCTCTACGCATAGTAGAAAGAGTAGCATTTCCACCTTGCACAAAATGATAAAGATTCTTCCACTCTTTTCTCAAAGAGGTATGATCTGTTCCTACCGGAACATCATTCTTCTCATAAGGAACATCACCTTCAGGGACAAGTGACACAACACTATCATCAAAATTCCAAATCAGAACAGCAGTCAAAGCTTCTGTGCGATATTCTTGCAACACCTCTATCTTCTTAACAGCAGTTTTTTGTTTGCTGACTAACTCCAATATTTCATGGATAAAAGGATTGGGTGGTAATTTAACTTTAGTTGATGTAGCCATAGTATTACTATTTTAATTTCAGTATAGGATATTTAGGGAAAAAGTCAAGAGTCCTCTTCATCATCTAATGCTTCTGGATTCTCAAACCGGACTGCATGTATCTCATCAGGAATTATGTTTCCATGTTCATCAAACATTTCAGGATGAGTATATGCTGTTACATATGCTCTTTCATAAGAATGCTGTCTTGCTAACCATCCTATCATACCTCCAACTAATAATGCAAGAAATGATACAACAGTCGTTAGAGTCAAGGTTACTATGGTAGTTTCCATGATACTTCCCCCAAATTAGGTTTTCTTTATGTCTAATTGGAAGTCAAAGGAAAGATGAATTTCCCTTTCAAAAAAAGAGAGCATCTTCCTGAACTTCCATCTAAAAGTTTTAGGTTCTTCCCTCCTACTATTTTTATTTCTTAAGAGTAATTCAACACCTTTATTAATCTCAAGGTCTTCACTCTTGATTTTATTTAGAGGTATTTTTACGCCTTCCTGGTCGCCTGTCATAACTATACCTTATTGCATCTTCAAGAATACCACTCAAGTACGCTTTTATTTTTCTCGCTTGAGGCTTAGGGACATGATGATATGCCTCACGCAATTGTTTGTGATCACTATCCTTACCACCTTTAATATACTCCGAAAGTTCATCTACCACCTGCCTTAATTCAAGAGCAGTAGAACTTTCAAGGAAAGAATCAACCTCATATTTCTTAGTTTTACGATACTTTAAAAACTCATAAAACTTAAAGGTCATCTTTCCTTCAAAAGCATACTCTATGGCATGTTCTACCAAATCATATACATTTTCAAAGTCATCTTTCATTAGACCAACTTATTTTCTTTGAGATATTGTACTGTTTCGGTACACCCTCCAAGATTATCGCCATTTAAAACTACTTGAGGAAAGGTAGATCCCTGACCGAACTGTGTGTAGAAACTTTCTCTATCAAAATCTCTACCAAGTTTATATATTACATGTCTTAATTCTGCAAGTTTTAGCACTTCCTCAATCTTTACACAATAAGGACAGCCATCTCTAGAATAGACTGTGAAATTCTTGAATTCAGACATAGTTTTTTAAAAATTTTATTTAGGGTTTAATGAAGAGACAACAGGATTTTTAGTCTTGTTTGTCAGGGTAATAAATTTATCTGCTGCAAAGGTGCCAGCAATATTAACAGAGATCTCATCACCATCTTCCCAGATCTCTTCTCCGTTCTTCTTACGCATGTCTAGAGCTTTCTCTAGATCATCTATAATCTTTTGAGTTAATTTCATTCTTTGGGTATCAATGCTTTGTATTTTTCATATAACTCACCAATATGAGGTTCAGTTTGACGAGACTTCCATAACTGAGTAAGGATAGCAGTCATGTCCTCCATAGGTACAACTATAGATAATGACCCATTGACAGTAGGTTCAGTCATCTTCCCTCCCTTGATCTGTTCCTAATGGTGATGTGGTTTCCTTCTATTGCAAACTCAAGTTTATCTCTATGGTCCCACAGTAACTCCTCATATAAATGATCTAGTTTCTGCATATCATCCCAAACATCAGTGGGTGTAGGTTCACCCCAAAACGGGTTCTCTTCCATAGATCTCCTCTAAGCGAATTGCCTTAGCTTCTGTAGTATATATTTGTATGCTTCCACTATATCACCTTCATCCTTCCTGAACAAGTCTTTATCGAAACGTTCCTTAGTACCTTTCTTCCAAAGCCTCATACTATCAGGACTCAGTTCATCAGCAAGGAAGAGATCACCATGAGCATCATATCCAAACTCTAACTTAAAATCAACCAAATCTATTCCCAGAAGAGTAAACAATACTTGTAATTGACCATTAACCAATGAAGCTTGCTCTTTCAGAGGATCTGGATCTACTCCCATTAATCTTACTCTATCTTCAGTAAGAAGAGGATCTCCTTTAGCATCATCCTTTAGAAAAAATTCAATGATAGGAGGTTGAAGAACAGTTCCTTCATTAATAGTAGTATTTTTAACAATAGATCCTGCTGCAATATTTCTGCAGATAACTTCCACAGGATAAATCGTTAACCTCTTACACAACATAGTATTAAGAGATGGTAACTCAAGATAATGAGTTCTAATTCCTACAGATTGCAACTTCTCAAAAAGAAGTGCAGAAATTAAACAACAAGTAGCACCCTTACTTTCTGGATAATCAACCATCTTACCATCAAAGGCAGTAACCTTATCTTCATACTTAATGAGTACTGTTTGAGCATCCTCAGTATCATATAAGGTCTTCACCTTTCCATGCATTAATTCATTCATTTGTACCTCGGTTCTTCTTCATCTATAGGATGTTTAAATTTCTCAGTATCAAAGTAAGAATCATAATCCATCTTACCTTCTCTCTCATCCAACACTTCATTAATAAGAATCTTTAATTCTTTAACCAACATAGGAGTATGTAACCTATGAGGTTTAACCACCATAGGTTTATGCTTCTGTGGCGTCTTCTTTAATTGAGCTCTCTCTTCATCACTCAACTTAGGACTAAGACCTTGAGTATCAATATAATCTTGAGGCATTATCCTTTCCAGATCATGTCAGGCATTGCTTGGGGTGCCTGTCTGCCCACAGTAAACAGGAGTATAGCATATCCTAAGAACCAGAGCAAGTTAACAATGACTGCCTGCCTATAAAAGAATTTTCTAACTCCCATAGCACGTCGTATCATCATAGAATCAGCGTGCCATTCAGGATTACCCACCCTTCTTAGTATCTGCTCAATAACAACAGCAATAAGTGTTGCTACTATTGTTGGATAAAATATAAAGTCCAAGAAGGACATAATAATTATTAATGCATTCATTGTAGATAGTGAACCATTTGTGTAAGAGTATCTATATTGTGATCAGCTAATGTAAGGATCTTATCACAATTAAAACATAAAAGATTATCCTCGTCTATGACGAATTTATTAAATCTACCACCAGGTTTAGTAGTTCCGCATATACAACAAAACCTATCCTTCTTTCTAATCTTATCATACTTCTTTTTCTTTCTATAATTTTCTACTGCTCTTTTCCTACTACACTCTTTACACTCATAAGAATAAGAGGATGGAAGGGTGGGATTTTTGCCACACCTATGGAAATCAGCTAAAAGACTTTTATCCTTGCCACAGGACCTGCAAGACCTCTCCTGGAGTAATAAATGAGTGGTAGTTATCTGCTCGTCTATATCCATATTAAAAAGGACCCCACTAGAGGGTCCTTATAACTGTTTGTATTTAGTTTTTAGGAGTCATCCGATACGCACCGTATATAGTTGCTGATATTGCAGCAAAGATAGCGATGAGTTCCATTACCCTATGGAAGGTGCTAAGAGAGCAACTTCTGTTACTTCAGCAGATGCCAAATCTAGAGGGAAGTTGTGAGCATTTCTTTCATGCATAACTTCCATACCTAGGTTTGCCCTATTGAGCACGTCTGCCCATGTCGGAACCACCCTACCAGAAGAGTCTAGTATTGATTGGTTGAAGTTAAATCCATTAAGGTTAAATGCCATCGTTGATATACCCATTGATGTTAACCAGACACAAACGACTGGGAAGACAGCAAGGAAGAAGTGAAGACTTCTTGAGTTATTAAACGAAGCATACTGGAAGATTAAGCGACCAAAGTACCCGTGGGCAGCAACGATATTATAGGTTTCTTCCTCTTGTCCAAATTTATATCCATAGTTCTGTGACTCGTTTTCTGTTGTCTCTCTGATGAGAGAAGAGGTAACGAGTGAACCATGCATAGCAGAGAAG